GATCTGCACCGCGTCCACCGGCGACGGGAACGAAGCCGAGTCGAGGTAGCTGTAGGCGTCTGCGTACAAGCCGTCTTCCCCGGTCACGCGCCAACAGCGCGGCGACTCGCCCTGCACGCTGGCATAGTCGCGGCCACGGATGCCGTCGATTTGCTGCGGCTGCGGCCCCTGGTACTCGGCCGGCGCGTAGCACCAGACGCCAAGTTCCGGCGAGCCGACGAGCAGGTACGGCCCAAACTGGGTCATCCAGCTTTTATGGTCGTCGGAAATCGGTGGCGCCGTGTCGCGAGGAATGCCAGCAGTGGACCACGGCCACGCCGAAAAGTCCGCGTCGCGGTACGTCTCGAAGCAGGCTCTCCACAACTGCATCTGGTCAGCCGTGGGGGAGAACTCCGCCGTGTGCCGGTGCAGAACCTCCTCCCAGCGCGTGCGGGTGGTCAGGTCCAGAATCGAGAGCACATAGAGCGACTGCCACTTGCCCTGCACCTCGCTGTTGCCCGTGTACGCGGATGATGTGAGCAGCGACACAATCTGCACGTTGCCGCTCTGCGTCTGGATGGCTGCAGAAGCCAGAAGCTCCTGATAGCCGAACGCGCCCTGCTGCGGGTAGTACATGGCGCACGGCGGCAGGGATTGCGTGGTGTCGAACTGGCCGACTTGCCCGAAGCCGGGGCGGACCTCCCAGGCGTTCTTGCGCCAGAACATGTTTTGCACGAACCGGCCTTTCGCCGCGGTGTTGACCGAAGTTCCGCCGTCCAGCAGCTCGATTTCTTGACCTTGCGAAACAGCCACTTCAGCCTCTACGGGGTGTAGGTCATCGCCATCCGCTGCATCCCGCGCTGGTCGCGGCCAAGGCACAGGTACTCCTCGATCCGCTCCGTCAATTCGGCTTTCGTCGCCTGAAGTTGCGCGTTGGCAGCGGCGTCGCGGATGTTGTACTTCTGCGCGGCGAAGATCGCGATCAGCTCGTGGAACTGCTCAAGATCATCGATCTTTTCGTCGTCAGTCGGCTGCGTTTTCGTCCAGTCCACCGCCGACGCGCCGACGTAGCGCATCTGCATCGTGCCGTTCATCGAATACGGGAAAACCAGCTTCGTCCCGGTGAACAGGTAGGTGCCGAGCGTGCCCTGGGCGATTTCCGCCAGCGACTTCACGCCCACCATCGGCATCATGCCGTAGGGCATCTGCGACGTGTACCGCAGCGTCAGCTCGCAGATCGTCTGCAGGCGCGGCCCGGTGAGCCCGCCGACCGGGTTGCCGAGCAGGCGAACCGGATTCGACGCCAGCGCAAAGTCGTACTCCACCGCCGAGCCGAGCTGCCACTGCACCAGTTGCTCGTAGCTGCCTGGGTCGTACTGCACGACGAGGTGGCGAAAAGCGTCGTAGCCCAGCTTGAGGTACAGCTGGGCCTGCGGAGTCGTCAGAAACGTCTCGTCCGGTTCATCGACGTACGACATGAACAGCGTGGCGACTTCAAAGACGTTCATCCGTGGGCTCCTGCAACGCCTGCTTGGCCTTTGATGGCGTCGTGCTGCCGGTTCACGCGGGCGTCAGCGTAGGTGCCAGCGATACCGCGCGAGGGACGCTGCTGCGGCTGCGGCATCGGTCGCTGCATCTGCTGCGGCGGCGGTTGCTGCTGCGACTGCATCTGCATCTGTCCGCCTGCAAGAGCGGGCTGCGGTTGCACCGGCCACACCTGCTGCGACTTCTTCTGCTCGTACGCGCCGGGAGGACCGCCGAAGGTGTCAATCGCCGCCACCACGTCGCGAATGTAGTCGGCGTCGTCCATGGCCTTGTGGTAGGCGTAGACAGCCAGCGGCGCGTCTCCGCTCATCCGCATCGCCAAGTGCGCCCGCGTCAGCTTCTCGTAGTACTGCGGCGTGTGCATGTACTCGATGAACACCTCGCGGATCGTCTTCAGGTCGTCGGTCGGGAAGATTTCGATCTCGCCGCCCTGCTTGCACCACTCCAGCAAGTCCTTGGCGTGCGAGATCGCCATCATCTTGTCCATCCCGGCCTTGTTGCCGATCCGGAACGAGAGCTGTTCGAGCAGCGTCGCCGCGTCAATCCAGCCAGCCGCAGCCAGCTCCTTGAGCATCGCGTCGCGCGCCTCCGCGTCCTGCATGAACAGCGTGCCCGGCTGCAGGAACACTTCAGGGCATTCCAGCAGGTCCGTGCTTTTCAGCTCGTGGAACACGACGGAGCCAATGCCCTCGTCAAAGTACTTGATCGCCTTGGTTTCGTTCAGGTACGCCTGCCAGTACACCAAGACGACTTTGGTCGTGTCGAGCACGGCGTCCGCGATCGCCTCCATCGTGTCTTCCAGCTGGCGCATGTCGCCGCTTTCCAACTGCTCCATCGCCTTGCCGCTCGTGACGCCCACGGTGCGCTTGCCGTTGGTCGAAGCGTGGATGCCAGCCAGGTCGCTCATCTCGCCGAGCACGCGGTTGTTGATCTGGAACAGGTGCTCAGGCACGGCGGGCGGCGGGACCCGCGTCGGCGCTCCACCGGCCTGCCGGTAGAACACGACGTTGTTTGGCTCGTTGTTGAACATCGCCTTGTTGACGCCAGCCGCGTAGCTCGCCATCCACGTTGGCGCAGAGTGCGCGTCCGCGATGTCCAAGTACATGTTCTTGTAGCGGTTGTACTGGCGCTGCGGGTCCAGCAGTGGCAGCAGCATCGGCATCCCCCACAGCTGGTTGGGGATTTCCGTGTAACGAAACGGCAACAGCGGCATCACGTTGCCCGGCGTCTTGCCCTCGTACAGCCAGCGCTCGCCGCAAATGATGCGGTGGCTGCCGTCGTTCCAGTACACGTCCCACACGTCCAGTCGGTCCTCCGGGACCTTTTCGACGTTGTTGCGCGTGGACATCGGCGCGAGTTCGGCCAGGTACGCTGCGTGCTTCGGGTACGCCTCCTGCAGCGACGCCCGCGTGTAGACGTGGCGACACGCCCGCCAGTCCGACTCCTCGAACGTCAGGCAGTTCGCCTCAAACAGCAGATCGTAGGCGGAGAGGACTTCGGTCGCGACCTCTTGCGCCGCCGTGTCGTACCACGTGTGCAGCGCAGCGGTGCCGCTCGTGCAGAGGTAGCGCGATGCCTTGCGCAGCTTGCGCGCCATCTTCTGCTGCTGCCACCAGTACGAGTACGCCTGCTGACAAGCAAGCGATTTTGCGATGTTGTCCCACGAGGGCGAAGCCCCCACGAACTGCATCTTCGGCTGCTTCGTCTTGAGGATGCCCATCACCGTGCGGTACGGCGGGAGGAGCTGATTTGTGACGGATTGGTTACGCCCCGGCTGGGTCTGCAGCGCGGAAATGAACTGGATGCGCTTGCCGTCAAAGACGATGTTCTGGTCGCCCTTGAGCATCTTGTGGGTCCAGTCCCACATCGTCACGTCTTGGCGGCGCTTCTCCCGCGACTCATCGATCTTCTTCTTGAAGTCTGGAGCGGTCGGGCGGCGGCTTCCGGGCATTGCCGTGTCTTTCGTGCTGACAGCCATTGTCCTGCTCCTACGCGATGTTCGCGGCTGCAGCGGCAGCGCTATCAGCACCTTCAGCCGCCCCAGCAGCCTTCACGCCAGCGGAGTCAACCGTGAAGGTATCCCCCGGCTTCTTCACAAGCGACAAGCCGCCAGTCAGCCCTTTCACGAACATGTCCGCGGCCCGGTCCGTCCGATTCGTGCCGATGGCTGAAAGCGTCTGCCCACCGGACTTGCCAGCGTTCCAGCCAGCCATTGCGCCAGCCGGACCGCCGAAGATCGCACCGATCACGCCGCCCAGCGCGCCGCCAGCGTCGCCCAGCACCTCGTCAGCTATGCTGTTGGTGTCGTTCTGGTACGAGTCGCCGCGGGCACGGATGCGAGCACGAGCTGCTTCGTCCAGTCCAGCCGTGTTGAAGTCGTCTGCCACGGCACACCTCAGTCGTCGTTGGCGTCTAGAAAATCAGAGTCGCCGGGAGGATGGTCGTCAAACTCCCCAAGCGCTTCTTCCGATTCCGGGACCGGCGTTTCGACCGTGGGCTTTCCGGCTGCGCTCGCGTGCTGCTTCGCCACGAACTCGCCTTCGATGTCGCCCTCGATCTGCATCAGCGTGTGGATGCACGCCTCGCTGACGTTGCGCAGCAGGACGGTGGTCCAGCGCAGGACCCGGACGAATCGAAGGGCGGTCACAGCGCACCAACGATGCGAGCGCGAAGCTCCGCCGCGTTGCCTACCGCGCTGATGCCGAGACGTGCAGCCATCTTCTTCAAGTCGTTGTAGTTGGCCGGGAGTTCCGGCGTTTCGACCGGGGAAGCTGCCGGGGAAGCCTCTGGCGGACGCGGGTCTGGCATCTCATAGCGCTTGCCGTTTCTGACCACAATCATCGTAACCTCTTGTTCTGGTTGCGGAGGCTGGACTTGAACCAGCGGCCTCTTGGTTATGAGCCAAGCGAGCTACCAACTGCTCTACCCCGCAGCGGGGCTGGACCTTTGAGTCGCCAGCCAATCGACTACAGAACTACAGGACGCGCAGCAGCTCGACCACGAGGTCAGCCTGCACGTTGCCTGCCGCCTTGGTCGCGACCACGTTCAGCACGTCGCCAGCGTCGCCGTCAAGGACCGCGTGGGTCGGGTCGTACACCACGAGCGACGTGACGGGAGCCGCCGCCAAGCCAGTCGGGTCATACGTCCCGATCGACTCAAGGGGCTGGCCCTGCGCCGCCGCGCTGGTGTCGATGCTGATGACAGCGTTCGCGCCGTTGTTGACCACGATGCTGTCGCCCGCGCCGCCAGCGCCGCCCGTCTTGAAGCCGCCGATGCCGACGATCTTGAACTTGCTGCCGGGCGGGATCGGCTTGGAAATGGTGCCGCTCGCGTTCGGAACGATGAACTCGCTGCCCAGCTTGATCGCCGGGGAACTGTCCGCGTTGCCGTAGCTCTCGCGCACCACTTGACCGTCCAGCTCGACACCGGCCATCGTCAGATCGACCGTCGCGCTGAAGTTGACTTTCTTGCCCATTGGGAACCTCTCTGAAGTGTTGAAAACCGTTGAAACTTCTTGTCCTTGTCAGCAGACGCCTACAGCGCCACGCCGATCAGGATGCCGTTCGCGTTCGGGCGGCGGCAGAAGTGGTTGTAGTTCCACGTGTACGCGAACTCCATCGAGTCGTGGTTCGGCACGCGCGAGAGGATGTTGCCGTCCTCGTCGATGAACGAACCCCGCGCGTACTCCGCCAGCTCCCAGTACTTCCCGGTCAGGAACATCACCAAGCCGCGCGGAACGTGACGGGCCGTCTTGATGCTGCGACCGGCGTACGTCACGTCCTCCTCGAACTCCGGCGAGGCGTCCGTCTTCTTGGACTCGCCGTTGCTGCGGTAGAACGTCTGCGCCGTGGTGATGCCCAGGTAGCTCTGGCGCTGCAGCGGATTCATCCACGTCAGCTCCGCCTTCGCCTTGGACGCCAGGTACACGCGGTCGCGAATCGACTGCATCCGCGGGACCGCGATGGTCGCGCGGGCGAACGTCGGGCCGGTGGTGCTGCACGTGCGGACCGTCGCCTGCAGGATCGGGTAGCCCGTCGCCGTGGTGCGGTCAATCGTCCAGTGCGTCTGGCTCGACAGGTTGCCGAAGATGCCGGTCTGCTCGTTGGTCGTGTCCAGCACCGTGCCGAACGGGACGCCCACGCCGTCGAGCAGCTGCGGCAGCGGCCCGGTGTCGAACGCCGTCACGTCCACCGCGAAGCCGTAGTCGGTGACGATCGCGCCGATGGTCGTCAGCGTCGCGCCAGCGGCATCCGCGACCAGCGTCAGCGTGATCGTGCAGGCTTCGGAGTCGTACGCCGAGATGAACAGCGCCGCGACCGTCGCACCGCCGCCGCCGAGGGTCGGCAGCACTTCGCTGTAGTCGTTGGTGCGGATCAGGCGGCAGCGAATCCACGTGTCCGTGTTCGCCGGGGTCAGGCCGGGGTAGCCGGTGTAGGCGTTCGGGCCGAAGCAATCGAACTCGCCCGCGTATTCGAACACCGCCGAGGAGCCGTTCGCCGCGCCGTGGCCGACAAACGCGCCCGTGGTGCCCGCGCCGCACGCCTTGTGCTCGTTCAGGTAGCCCTTGATGGTGCGGCCAGAGACGGCGCGCAGATCGCAGACGTTCACCACGTCCTCGATCATCTGGTCCATCTCGAACTTCAGCGCCGCCACGAACGCGCCAGCGCCCTTGGACGGAGCCGCCTTCATCAGCGAGCGGGAAATCTGGCCGCGACCCGCCACGGTGGCGTTGGTCACGATCAGGTCCACCGTCTTCTGGTAGTTCGGCGACGGGAGCAGACCGCCGTCCGGGATGTTCGCGACCGCGCCGGAACGGGCAACGTGCATCGGGACGATGTACTTTTTGCCGTTCCACTCGCCGGTGGCTTTCTTCATGAAGTTGAGGACTTCAACCTCGTTGTTGATCTGCTCGTTGACGCCGTTGCTGTCGTCGTACGCTTCCTTGAGGATGGCCGCGTAGGCCGGGATGTTCGCGAGTGCCATTGGCTGCTCCTGCGCGCGCTTCCCGGTTGGCTACGGTCCGCGCGCTATTTGCCCAAGCCGTTGAGACGTTGCTCAAGGTACTTGGCGCGTTGGTCGGGATCGGCAAAGTTCACGCCATCCTTGTCCGACTTGGACGCGCCCGCGGAGCCGGTTGGCTTCGGGCGTGGAGGCGGTTCCTGCCGCTGCTGGGTCTGCTGCTGGGTCGCCTGCTGCTGCACTGCCGGTTTGGCGGCGGCAGCGCTCTGCGCCCCTTTCGCCATGTACCGATGCGCTTTGGCGGTCAGCTTCTCGCCGATGTCGTCCAGCGTCATACCCTTGCGGAGACTTCCCTGCGCGATGTAGAGGTTCACGTCCTCCGGATCCACGTCGGGGTACTTGTCGGTGACGTAGCGAATCGCCTGGTCAAGGCGTCCCTCCGCTTCCCGCGTCTCCTGCTGCTGACGCCAAGTACGCAACTCGGCAAGTTCGCGCTGCACCGGATCGTCCGGGTTCGCCTGATCGCCAAACAGCTCGTCGTAGACGCTGGCGGCGGGCTTGGCCGGTTGCTTGGTGTCGCGCGAGTCGGTGGGCGCTGCGCCGCGGGTCGTCTGCAGAATCTCGATGGTCCGGTCGCGCTTGGCGAGCTCCTGACGGAGCTGTTCGCGCTCATCGATCACCTTCGAGAAACGCTCGTACGGGATGCGATGCGTCGGCTTCCACGTCTCCCGGTTGTCCGGGTCGATGTCGCCTTCGTCGCTGCCGTGAGCGTCCTGCTTCGGCTTCGCTGCGGGCTGCTTGGGCAGTTCGCCAACCTTCTGCACGACGGGGGGAGGAGCCTTGGCCGCGTTGCCGCCTGCCTGAAACTTCCCGTCCGCGCCGCGGGTGCGCTCGCCCTTGTCAGAGGACTGCGCGCCTTCGGTCTGGTCGTTTTTCTGCCCGGCGCGGTCTGCTTGCTGGGATTCGTCCTGGCTGCTCTCAGAAGCGCTCGACTCCTGTTCACCGCCCGATTCCTGCTCACCAACCCCGTCGTACCCACCCTGTGCAGCCTTGGCGAGGACTGCCTGCATCTTTTCCGCCGTTGTTCCCATTTTTGGTCCTTACGCACGTGCGGTGTGCGACCCCTGCGCACTACTCTGCGGCTGTGGTTTGGCCTTTGTCAAGATCCTTTGCCGGTTCAACCGTCCGGACGTACATGGCGCGCTCTTTGGACTTGCCCTTGGCGTCGGCGCGCATGACCGTCCGAACCGCGCGCTGGAACTTGAAAGCGCGGCGCGCAAACGTCGCAACGCGGCCCTCCGGCTCGTACACGTCGTCCGTGATCGCGGGGATCGCTTCCTTGTCGCCAAGCAGCTCCGCAATCATCGCCTTCACGCGCCGGTGGCCGTTTGCCAAGCTGCCCGGATTCAGGTTCTCCAGCAGGAACTCCGCGTTTTTCCACTGCGCGAGGAAGATTTGCGCGCCAACGAACGCCTGCACGGACCGCGCGCCGGACTCGTCGTTGTTGCATTCGTCCAAAATCTTCTGTGAAACCGGCTCGTTGCCAGCCTCCATCCACGCCCGGAGCGCTTCTTCTGCCTCGCGCCAGCACTCCAGCAGCGCGCCGTCCAACACCTGCCACGGCGGCGGCGTCAGCGTCGCCTTTTTTACGATTTTTGCAGTCTTTCCAAGTCGTTGAATGCTTCGCATCATCCCTCCCTGCACATGTCGAACATGGATTTCAGCCCGGTTCCGCCGCCCATCAGCTCCTCGAACGGGTCCGGCTCGTACACCCGAGCCGCGTCGTCGGTGCCGTAGCGCTGCGCGTGCGCAAACCGCTCCTGCAGCCCGGCTGGCCGCCGCACTCTCGACGTTTCTTCGATTTGGTGCAACTGCTCCTCGCCCTTGATCGCCAACGCAAAGGCTCGAAGCGCGTCGTCGTGGTTCGGACGCACCGCTTCCGCCTTTTTCGGCGTTATCCACTGAAAATCATTCATTTCGTACTGCAGCCGTTCGTCCACAGGCTTGATCTTCTGGCCGTTCAGCCACTCGATCAGCAGGCTCGTCAGCTCGCTCACGCTCTCCTGGCTCGCCGTGCGTCCCAGCCGCTCCGCCATCTCGCCGGTCGTCTTGTCCTTGAACTGCTCGCGCCAGAAGTTCACCGCGCCGAAGTCCAGCAGCCGGTTCTGCACGTCGCGGCCCCACGGGTCGCGCTCGCCGATGTACAGCGCATTCCACTTCTGGAGCTCTTGCCACACGCGCTCCGCGTACTTCGGCGTGTCCCACTTCTCGTAGAAGCTCGCCGCGATCTCCGGGAACAGCTTGTTCGTCCAGTCGATCACAAAAAACGAACAGAAGTCGCCATCTTCGCTGCCGCCAGCCGCATCCGACCCCAGCGCATACAGCCCATACGGGTTCACCTCCTTGTACTGCACGTACCCGCGGCGCGGCTTCGCGTGCGGGAAGTGCCGGTTGAACACGCGCCCCCGCGCCGTCACAAACGCAAGGTCAGCCGTGATCGGGAACTCCTGGTTGAAGCTCCGCCACGCCTTGTCCGGGTCGTTCGGGTTGTAGCCGAGCGTGATCAGCTTGTACCCGACCCACCGCTCTTGCGCCGCCGTCAGCCCGTGCTCCCGCCCGTACTTGCGCACGTCGGGCATCCGCAACGACTCCGGCTCGTAGCCAAGCCGCTGCGCTTGCGGCTCCGACATCGAGTACTCGTCGTCCAACGTCCACGGCAAAAACACCTTCTCCATGCCGTTTTCGTTCTTCCAAATCTCGAAGAACTGCCCCAAGCCCTCCGACGTGGACTCGTAGATCGTGCGCCCGTTCGTCGCCGAGCCACCCTCGACGATCTTGATGATCCGCGCCGCGTCTTCGTACTTCGACACCTCCGAGTAGTGCCGGTACCACCACGTCGCACCACCCGCAGGAGCAGCCTTCGCGCTGCACACCCGGTACATGCCCCCATGCTTGTAGTAGATGCTGTCGGTCCGGTCCTCCTTCAGCCCGAAAGGCCCCTGCCGCATCCACTCCGGCAAGCCCTGGTACCACTCGCGAATCTGCTTGAACAACTCCCGCGCGTCGTCGTCCGTGTGGACCACCGTCAGCGCCGCCATGCCCGCATTGAAATGCACCCGGTGGAACAGCCGACTCAAAATCGCACGGCTCACACCCGCACGCCGGTACTTCAGCACCACCGTCGCGCCGTTCTGCGCAAAGCTCCGCAGCACCCGCTTCTGCGCCTCGCGCAGCTTGAACTTCACCTTCTTCAGCGGGTTCTCACGGTCCAAAACCGGAAGGTACGTCAGCCGGAAGTAGTTGTAGTCCGCCTTGCAGCGCTCCATCTCCCGACGAATGTCGTCCTCTGTCATCAACATCGACATTCGCTACCTCAAAAAGTCGTTTCCGAAAAACTGGTTCCGGATTTTTGGCCAGAAGGGCTGGGGGTAGTCACATGTGCATAAGCGAGTGTCTGATCTGTGTTTTTTTCCGGGGGAGGTAGTGGTCCTGTGGCCGGATGATTCCAGATCGCGCTGTAGCCGGATGGCTGCAGCCGTTGGTGGCGTGGTGCGTGGGCGTGTGCCGTAGGCGTCTGGCTGCATCATGCGGGGGCTTCTGCGGGTTCGGCTGCGAGTAGTTGCACGTCGATCGCCTCGTCCTCGCCAGCGTCGCCTCCTGCGCGTCTCTTTGCAAGGTCCTCCAGCCAATCGCCCAGCTTTCCGAAGTCGCCACGGGCAGACAGGCCCAGCAATTGCGCGCGCTGCTCCTCCAGCCGTGCGAGCTGTCGTTCTGCGGCTATCTGCTCACTGATCGTGGGCAGGGCGTCCTGTAGGCGTTTGCGTTCAAGCGCGTCCCCGTGCTCGTCCTTGGCCCCCTGCCTGCAACTCCACCGGGGCTGGGGCTCTCCCGCTGCGATACTCAACAGGTGCTTGCGGCTCTGGTCCAGCCGTTCGGCTACATGCTGCCGCAGCGCTTCCACGCTCACAGCTGCCTGAGCCTGGCTCTGCTCCATAGCCCACCTGCGATCGCCTGCAACCGTGGCCGGACTGACTCCAAGCTCCTCGGCAATCTCGCGGATGCTGTAGCCAGCCAGCGACAACTTGGCCACTTCTGCGCGTCTGCGTGCAATCACGGCGTCTGCGTGGAATCCGTCGCCAGTGTCGTTGCCGCGTTTCAGGGCCAGAAAGCCTCCAGTCGTCGCCGGACGCAGCAACTTGATGCTCTCGCGGGTCGGCCTAGGCAATTCCAACGCAAATAGGCTTGTGGCGCTCTTACGCGCCTGTCTTTGGGCGTTCAACGGTCCTGCAGCTGTCTGGCTGTGGCTGTCGAAGCCTGCGGCGTGGGCTTCGCTGGGGCTTGTGGGGCTCACGGGCTCTGGGCTTCTGGGGCTTTCCTGCTGCGTTTGAGGCTGGCTGGCTGGGTGTTCCTGCGGCTCGTGTGGCATGGCTCGCAACTTCCGTAGTCGAGCTGGCGTTGTGCTCGTCTGGTGGCAGTGTTGCGGGTGGCTGGGTGTGCGTCAAGGCTTCTTGCGCTTGTGGCGCGGCTGGTACTGGCCATGACGCCAGAAGTGCCACTGTCCGGCGAAGGGCTGGTGCGCTTCGCAGTGTGCGGTGTGCGGGACGGAAGTGCGCCCGCAGGTGCGACAACGGGTGACCTGTGGGGTGTAGGGCTGTGGCTGTGTGTCCTGGCTCATGGGGCCTCGGGCAGTTTTGCGCTCTTGGCTGCCGCAGCGCTCAATTGTAATGCCGAGTCGCTTACGCTCCGGCATTGTCCGAAGCGCGGGTGCGCAACGTGCCTGATTGGCTACACCTTGTGGCGGGTTGGTGGCAAGAGATGTCACACGTCTGTTGCTGAACGGTGACAAACGCCTTGCGGGCAATTGCGGCTACTGTGCGCGATGGTGACACAACCGAGACAATCGGACGGCTGATCACATTTGCCCGCATTCTGGCACAACTTGACAAGCTCTGGCGTGAGTGCGGCGCAAGTGCCTGACTGCTGGTGCAAGCGTGGGCGGATGTTCAGGACTGAACGCTGTGTGACATTTTGCATCCGTCGCCTTGCGTGCGTCGCAAGTTGTTGACACGTTGCGTTGCACTGTTATTATGTCGATGGTGTCTGGTTCTGGTGCGGCGGCGGGGCGGTTCCTGCGAGCGGCACACGGGGGAGCGGTCCCCTGGCGGAGAATGGCAATGACGATCACGACGATCGAAGAATTGGCGCAGTACGCAATCGACCACGGCGTGGCAGATCCGCGCGACTTGCTGATTCGCAGCGTGTTCTATCGCGCAACAGGCTTGGGGCGGAATACGCGGATCGTGTGCGCTCCAGGCGCATGGCTGGGGTTCGAAGCGGCGATTCAGGCGGTTTTGGACGATTGCGCGGAGTCTGGCTTTTGCAAGCCTCGGGAAATCGTGTTTCACGCTGCGAGCGGGCGCGAGATCCGCATCTAGTTTCTCAACTTTCATGCGCCAGCGGTGGCGCTCACACATACGGGGGATACGATGGGAAGCATTCCAGACAAGTACGCGGCAGATCGAAAAGAGGCGCAACGCCTGATGCGCAAGTTCGCAGATCGTCTCCTGAGCGTAGAAGTCCCGTGCAGCACTGGTCCACTGTGGACGGCGGTTCTCCGCGACGGCTGGCAACTCGGCACTGAGGGCGATCGGCTCCTCATGGCTCCTGACGCCGTGACCTTGGGCCTCTACATCGCCAATGCTGACCCTGTGCCGGTTCGGTGGACGTGGTAGTGCTCGCGTGTTGCGGGCTGGGCCGGATTGCAAAGTCCGACCCATGCCGCAGCGCGAGAGCGATTGCCAGCCTGAGCGGCCAGGCTGCACGGTACACGGGGGTTTCACAATGGCAACGGCAAACGAGAAGAAAGCACAGTTCACTGCGGTCCGGGATGAGGCGCGCACGGTGGGTGCCCAGCTGGTGGTGCAAGCGCAAGGCAACGTCACGGCGGCGCGGGTAATTGCTGGCGAGGCGCACGCCTGGCTGTGCGATGTTGATCCGGCGTTTGTGCCTGCGGCGGTTCTGTCGCTGGCTCCGGCTACGGCTCCGATGATGTACGATCCGGTTGACGGGCTGCCGATCATTCCGGAGGGCGTGGCGCAAGATGAGGCGGAGTTCTGGCGGGGCGAGGCGGAGCGGCTGGTTCCGGAGCTGGCTGCGATGACGCTGGACCGCGATGGCACGCTGCGTCAGCTGGACCTGTCGCAAGCGGAGGTTGCTGATCTGCGGGTGGCTCTTGAACGCAGCGAGGCGGAATGCGAGCGGCGCGGCAACGCTGGCGCGACGGATCGCGAGCGGCTGATTGACGCCAAAGAGAAGCTGCAAGAGGCGGCTGCGACGATCGCCAAGCTGGAAGCCAAGATCGCGAAGCTTGAAGCGGCTGCGCCTGCGGTGGCTCCGGTTGCGGCTCCGGCCACCGTGGCTCCGCGCGTTTCGCCTGCGGCTGCGTACGATGCTGCGATGCGTGCGCCTGCTGCCGTGGCTCCTGCGGTTGACGGTGGTCCAGTGCGGCCGGCGTCGGTTGACGCAGCGCGTTGGGAAGCCATGTCGCCTGCGATGCGGGCTTTCGTCGCGAAGTCTGCCAAGTAGGCGTGGCGGTCTGCTCCTGCCTCTGTGGTTCACGCTACGGGGGCAAGGGCGGGCGATCATGCCCACTGCGGGGCGTCGGCAAACGGGCGTCGGTTTCTTTCACGGGGGTTTCAATGGCACAGATTACGAATCGGTCATTCGGCGAAAAGAACGGCATCTTGGTTCCAGACGGCTACAGCGTGCGGCAGGCGATGGCGCTGTCGCCGGTGCAATTTGAGGAGCGCGAGAAGCGGCCCTTGCAAACGCTGGGCGCGGGATTCGCGATGGTGGACGTTCCTGATCACTGCGCGATCGTGGGCGCGGTGTCTGGTAAGGTCTTCGCCGTCAACGGCAAGGATTACGTGGTGCATGGTCCTCAGCTGATCGCTGATACGTTTGAAACGGTCGCCGGGCAGGCGGGGACGCGGATCGATACGATCGGCACGCTCAAGGGCGGCAAGTTGATGTTCGCGCAAGCTTTCATTCCGGGCCTGTCGTTTGACCTGGGCACGCGCGATCGTCCTGATGTGGTCAACGGTCGGCTGTCGATGCTCACGAGCTTTGACGGGTCCACGGCCACCGTGATTGGTGACGTGGCCACGCGGGTTGTGTGCGAGAACACGTTTGCGCACGCGATCAATGAGGCAAACAGCAAAAAGAAGCAAGGACAACGGGTGCTTGGCATTCGCCACACGTCGCAGAGTGAAGAGCGCGTGCGAGACTACTCGATCGAGCTGTCGATGCTGCGCGCTGGATTCGCCACGTTCGCGGCCACGGCGGATCGGCTGGCGTCGCGCCCGATGTCGGCTGCGGAGTTTGCTGCGTTCGCTGAGGCGCTGATTCCGCTGCCGCAAGGAGACGCGAGTCCGACCAAGGCCAACAACAAGCGCGAGGCGCTGGCGGATTTGTTCGTCAACGGGATCGGGCGGGACTTGCCGGGCGCGAAGGGCACCATGTGGGGCGCGCTGAACGCTGTCACGGAGTGGACGAGCTGGCGTCAGCCGATCCGCAGCGGCGATCAGGGCGATCGCTGGCTCTCGGCTGTGAACGGCGACGGCGCGGACTTGGCGCAAAACGCGCTGGTCATGCTGGCGGCGGTGGCGTAGCTCCGGCGTTTGGATCGTGGCAGGGGGCGCAAGTTCCCTGCCACGGGACAAGCGAGGAGCTTGACGGTGGAGCGGTCCACCGGGTCACTTTCACGGGGGTTTCAATGGTCATGGACATTCACACGGGCACAGCTTGGCTGTACCACAACGATTTTTGCGTCTGGTGCGACGGCATCGGCAGCCACGCGCGCAACCACAATTTCGCGGTCTGGCTGATGCAACGCTACCCGACTTGCACCACGGCGGAGGCGCGAAACATGATGCGCGATGTCCGCGCGGAATTGCAGCGGCGCGGGCAGGTTCCGGAGGCGTGGGGCGTGATGGCGGATTTCATCGGTCGGCCCGACCTTCACCGCTGCGAGATGCTGTGATGGCAAAGGACGTGTACACAATCCGCTACAACGGCGGCAAACGCAGCGAGTGCGCCACTGACGAGCGAAAGGCGATCAAGATCGCTCAGAAGTGGATTCAGGACCCGGCGCGCGGGCAGTATGAAACGATCGAAGTGATCGGCCCTGGCTGGGTCACGCTGACTCACGAGGGGCCGAAGTCCGCGGACGAGCCGCACGGGTGGCAGTCGCAAGAGTGGGGCCGCGCGGTCATTTTCGAGGCGGGGATTCGCACGCAAGAAGATGAACTGCTGGAGACGCTGCTTTTTGAGCCGCAGACGATCCGCTGGGCTGAACTCTCGCCGTACCACGTCGCCAAGCTGTCGCAGCTGTTTGACGAGCGGATGGCTGCGTAGCCGATTGACTACAACTTGCGAGGGTCAAGCCCCTGCCGCGTGCAATGCGCGGACGCAAGCCCACAACGGAGGGTGCGATGGACAACGATTTGCAGGCAGACAAGTACAGGTTGCGCGACTGGAACGGCGGTTACAGGCGTTTGCGTGCAAGCCAGACTGCGCAGCCGTTTGCTCCAGAGCCCCAAAAGGAGGTGCCGGAGGTGTCGGTGGGCGAAGTCGCCAGCTCGCCGAGCTTGTTCGATGCGTGCGACGCGAGTGATTGGGTTGGCCTGGGTGCGATCGGCGTGGTGCTGTTCGTGCTGTGGGCTCTGTGCGAGGTGGTGAGGTAGGACATGGATTACCAGTGGAAAGACGCGGCGGAGACTTTTCCGGACGCATACGCGGTCGGCCAGCAGATGTCGCGGATGGTCGGTTGCGTGTACATCGTGAAGTTCGGCGAGTACGGCGAGTTGCGCCAAGTCGGCGCGACGTTTGCCTTTGACGGTGTGAAGAATGGCGTGACCCTGGCTCACCACGTTGACGGCGACGAAGCGGCGGATCGGCTGGCGGAAGTGCTGAACCGCGACGGCGCTGCGGCGATCAAGGCGCTGCTGGACGCTGCTGTGCCGCAGCCGTCGATCGGCGACACTCTGGCGGCTGGGCTGATGCGTGACGCTGGCGAGTTGCACGACGCGCTGAACGGGAGGTGAGACAGGCCGTTGCCCCGATCTTCGGATCGGGCGCAGCGTGAAGCGCCGCAAGTTGCCGTCGATGCTGCCCCCGTGGCGCGACGGATACCGCTGCTTGCGGCGTTTCACAGTGCGAGAACCAACGGAGGAACAAGATGTTTGATGACATTCACTGGCCGCTGATCGCAGCGGTGAACAGCGCTGAAACTGAACTGCGCTTGCTCGAATCGCGCGGATGGACGAGCGAACAGCACCAACGCAAGATCATGCTGGCGCGGATTGAAGCGTCGCGTGCGTCTGCGCGACTGGACGGTTGGCGCGATGGCATCTGCGCTGCGAGTGGCATGGAAAAGGGATACCTGATCATGCGCGGCGACGAACTGTTTTGGGCAAATGGCGGCGATCCGAACGTGGGAATCTGCGGCGGCTGTTTGGTCGAGTTTCCGGAACAGGACTGAGGGAGGACCGATGCGATACGACCACACAGACGAATGCGCCAGCAACCACGGCTGCGAAAGCTGCAAGGGCACTGGCACGCTGCCCGACGACGACCCGTGCGGCGCGTGCGCTGGGACCGGCCAGAAGCAGTGCGACTGCGCGCCGCCTGAGCCCGATTACGAGTCGATGCTGGACGACATTCGCGACGCGCGGGAACACCGCTACGATGGGCCGCGCCTGGAGTTTTGGCGCAGTGCCGGTGGAGGACGTTTCTGATGGGCGCGCAACCGACAAAGCATCACCACTGGCGGCCGATCGGCGACGACGGCACGATCCAGACGTTTCAGTGTCTCTGCTGCCGTGGCAAACTGACCACGCGCAAGGCGACGCCGGACGATCGCACCGGCATCCGGCAGTGGTCGCTGGGCGGCGTCACGCTTCGCCTGGAGCGCAAGCAAGGTCCGCCGCACTGTGAAGGGCGAGGGACGGTCAAGGTCACGCTACAGGGGCGGCATCAGGTCAAGGTGCGGGCATGAGCGGTTGCAAATCCTGCGACCTGTTGCGCGCTGCGCTGGATTCCGTCGAGCACGACTTGGCGCTGTCCACGAACGCGGCGCGGCACTACCGGCGCGACGCCAACCAAGCGTGGCAGGTAGCGCGTGCGCCTGATGCAACGCTGAGGCTGATGGTGGCCGAGTTGTTGCAGAAAGTGCAAGAACTGGAACTGGCGCACGACAAGCTGAAACACGAGCTGCGCGAGCTGCAATACCTGGTGGAAGGTGAACCGTGAGAGTTCTGATCGGGTGCGAGTACAGCGGACGAGTGCGGGATGCGTTCATTGCGCGCGGGCACGACGCCATGAGTTGCGACCTGTTGCCAACCAATTCGCCTGGTCCACACTACCAAGGCGACATCCGCGACGTGCTTGGCGACGGATGGGATCTGGCCGTGTTTCACCCGCCCTGCACGTACCTTTGCAGTAGCGGCCTGCACTGGAATGGCCGTGTGCCTGGGCGCGCAGAGTTGACCGAGGAGGCGCTTGACTTCGTGCGCCTGCTTCTGGCCGCGCCGATTCCACGCATCGCCTTGGAGAACCCGATCGGGCGAATCAGCACGGCAATCGCTCCAGCATCGCAGACGATTCAGCCGTGGCAGTTTGGGCACGCGGAAAGCAAAGCCACTTGCCTGTGGCTCAAGAACCTGCCGCCGCTGGTACCGACACTGGTTGTTGAGCCGACGCGGTGGCGTACAACGCCAACCGGCAAGCGCGTGCCGCAGTGGGAC